GTGGAGAATAATGAATTATTGAATTTTGATTACGAATAGGACAGTTTCTAGTTGTTGTATTGGGTCTCATTTGGGTTCCAATGATGTAATGACCAATTCCTTAACTCCAAATCGTCGATGGTAGGCAATTTGGTAATGTGTACTAAGAAGTCCACCATAATGTCTATTTCTTCAGGGGTGATTTTGATACCGAATTGCGCGTAGAATCTGCTTGCCACAACGCATCCCATTCTTCTTTCGCATTCATCGTGAATGACATCTAGACAATCGGTGACGCTTTTCTTAACTTCATCCCAGTCGGTGTTTGTGGTGTACACTTTAGTCAAAACTCGAGACGTTCTTCTGATGACGTCTGGAAACCAACCGTGTGGTGTAACTATGTTTGCAATGAACTCTGGTATATCAGGTGTTTCTAATTTAATTTTGTAACCGGTCTCCTTGAGCAGTGTGGTGGTGTTATATTTTACTTCCTCGTACCCTTTGCAAATTATGATTGAGTCGTCACCTTTGAACGCCGCAACGACGATATGATCGTATTGATATACTGCACCCATGATGAGCATGTTGAACAATGTGTTTCCCGCCAATGTAAACACCTGACCCGAATGTTGTTTCCATTCCCCTGATAACATGATGTAGCTTTCATCCGTAATGCTACGTAGTTTCCATTTGTGTCTCATGTCTTGGTATTTGTCCATAATTCGTTGCGGCATACCTAGTTGCTTCATCATGACGATACTTGCCATAGTTCCTTGCTCTTCTTGTGAACTGTCGAATTCGGAGAAGTCGGCCATAATCTTTTTGTATCGCCTATCATTTAGTTCTTTGTGATATTTATCGAACTGCTCAGACAGTTTAGCATCGGATGCGCCATACGCCAATAATACATTTGGTTTCAAGAAGTTTTTAACTAAACTGTCGTATGTTCTCGTAAAGCTGGACATGACAGCATTCATCATTTTGCTCCACGCACTAATACCCTGACCTGCTTTGTCTTTGATTTCAAAACCTGGTCCTTGAACTAATTTAACTTGTCTCTTCATATGAAAGGACACTATACTATGGTATTTTTCGTGGAACTCCGTTTCAAGGTCACTCAATTTGTTAGTGTCTCCACTCAGCATGTTTCTTATTATCTCAAGCGTGGTTTTACTGATGTAGCTGTCTTTGTTAAAGTGTGTTTGCATTTGTTGATTGGTGTAACCTTCATTGACCATGTGAGCTATTTTAGCTATAAATTCTTGATCTTCCAAATATTTGCTTTCATATTCGTCTTGGTTGAATTTTTTCTGTAACTCCCTTATGTAATCGAACACACCGTCTCTTATCAGCTCTGGGTTGATCATTTTACGCATTTTCTCCTTCCATCCGTGTACCATAAATTGGTCAAACCCTTTGAGGTACAGATCTATTACGGTTGGCGGTAATTTCATGTTCTTCTTTGCGTACCTCTTAATTATAGTGTCCAGTTCTTTCTTTTTGTCGTTTGGGAAGTGGTACTGTGAATACATTCGGTTTGTAAGCTTCCTGCCCAACACTCTTGCCCTGTCATTCATGATGGTGTCCATTGTAGTTTTGAGCATCTGCCCGTTCTCCTTATATGGCAATATGTCCCATTTATACCCAATTATATCAGTGACATTGTTTTGGACGCCTTTATGCTCGGTTGGTAAGAATATTCGATCGAGTATTTCGCAAACCCTATTATTATCTTTAGTTTGGGGTGGTGGCGGATAGTAGTGGTTTGCTGACTTATCTTTCGGTATTTCTGGTTTCATTGCATTACCGAGATGTATACCATGTGTATCTAGAGCCCTTTCCATTGGTGAATTAAGAATCTTGTAATACCTTTCGATGTCGGAATTATCACCATATACAACTAATTCTGTGCTTGCTCTGCTCATGGCCACATACAAATAAGCAATAACTGGATCATTGGGTAACGACTCGATATCCCTGAGCATGAGCACAACTTCCTTGTACGTGCGACCCATTGATTCGTTGTAGGTGAGTATCTTGCGTCCCTGTGCCCAATTTTGTTTTGCAATGTCGTCTTTTTGTGCCTGCGTGGCAGTGAGAATAACAGCGTATTTATGTTCAGTCACGTAGTCTATGACCTGCTTTGCACAGTTAATGATTTTGAATAATGCCCTATTCTTATGACCGCTATAACCGAACAACTTGGCAATACGGTCGGGCATTCTGCTGCTATGAGTCAATTTTGGGCCAATAAAGGTTATTTGTTCGTCGCTGACGGGTGTGAACCCGTCGTAACTTCTGTATCTAATTTGCTTGTCGTCTGTCATTGCGTACATTTCGCCTTTAATTACAGTTCTGAGATACGCTAGATGTTCTACGCTGTAGCATAATGCTTCGTCTATGGCGCAAATCGTTTTGGTGTATTGATGCCTGCAAGCAGTGATAAAGGTTCTGTCGTTATTCTCACATAGTTCATTGAAAGGCACGATTCGATCTCTACATTTGTCGCATGTTTCTTTTAATAGCGACATAGACTTGCAGCTACCTGCGACACCGATGATTGATTTGATTTTAAATGCAGGGACGTCATCTTTTACTCTCGGTAAATCGTGTTTGTCGGCAAATTCATTGAGACGCTTTGAGGTGACTGTCGGTATACTTATATATGCGTTGTGCATTAGATTACGTTTGCATTTACATGGCGCTTTTTCTGCCTGTGATTTGATATATTCGTTGACTTTATTAAACAGTTCGCCGGTGTCATTAACACAGTTAATATCTAATTTTCTATTGGATGTTGCTCCACGATGTATGTGTATGTACAGTTCACTGCTGCCGTGTTCTGAATTATCTAATCTGAATACAGTGACGTCATGATGGATACGCT